TGGAGTCTTCGAAAAAACCGCTGCTTTCAGCGTGTGCCGAAGGCATCAGGGCAAGCGCCATTGCACCGCCGAACAAAGCCCGGGGAGGGAGAGGGAAGCAAGTCATTATTGTTGTTTTCCTGGAGGATGTTGTCAGTAGCGAGGGCGGGGCCTCGCTACTGTTTTGGGTCAGGCCTGGCTGGGTTGGGCGGCAGGCTGCGCCGGGGCCTTGGGTCGCAGTTGCAGCAACACGACAGCGGCAATCACGAAGACCACGGCAAATACCCCATACAGGTGCAGTGGCTGCCAACCGCTGTCGAGCAATAGGCCGGCGACGGTGGGCGACAGGATCGCGCCGATACGCCCGATACCGATGCCCCAACCGACCCCAGTGGTGCGCACTGAAGCGTCGTAGACAATTGGCGACAGCGCGTACAAGCCAGCCACGCAACCGTTGACGAACAAGCCGATCAACAGGCCGAGGCCCAGTGCCATCGAGACCGATGACGCAGAGCCGACGAACAGCACCAGCAGGCCCGCGGTAATCAACATGAACACCGACAGCACTCGGGTCAGCCGCCAGCGCGAGGCCAGGCCGCCTATCAGCGCGGCGCCGAAGATGCCGCCGACGCTCAGGAGCACGCCGCCGCTGATGCCTTGCTGTGCCGTTAGCCCTGCCGAGACCAACAGCTTCGGCGTCCAGCTCATTACGAAGTAGAAGCCGAACATCACCAGGAAGAACAGCAGCCAGATCAGCAGGGTGGTGCGCCGGGATTCAGGCGAGAGCAATTGCGCCAGACGGCCACGGCCGGAAGTCGGCGCCGAAAGGGCGACGGGCAGTTCGCGCAGTGCCGGCTGGCCGAGACGGGCCGCCAGGCGATTGATGCGCACCAGGGCATTCGCGGGGCGACTGGCGATCAGGAAGTCCAGCGATTCAGGCAAATACAGCAGTACCAAAGGAATCACCGCCAGGGTCACGATGCCACCGAAGATGAACACCGAACGCCAGCCAAAGTGTGTCAGCAACCACACCGACAACAGTCCGCCCAGGGTCGCGCCCAAGGCATAACCGGTGGATTGCAGGCTCACCGCCAAACCGCGCCAGCGCTTGTTGGCATATTCACTGGCAATCACGTTACTGCTGGCCAGGATTCCCCCGATCCCCAGGCCGGTCAGCCCGCGCAGCAGTGCCAGTTGCAGCGGCGTCTGGCTCAGGGCCGACAACAGCATGCCGGCACCCGAAAGCAGCAGGCAAAACAGGATCAATGGCCGGCGTCCATAACGATCCGCCCATGGCGCAATGAACAGCGAGCCTGCCGCCATGCCAAACAATCCGGCACTCAACAACAAGCCGATCTGCGCGCCGTTCAAACCCCATTCGGCAGACACCGAGGACGCCGTGAAGGCCATCACCAGCACGTCGAAACCATCGATCATGTTCAGGACAATACAGATGCCCACGGCCAGCCACTGGAAGTGTGCCATGGGACGCTCATCGACCACGCTTTTCAGATCGACACTCATGGCTGCCCCTCGAGAAGAGGCTGCGCAACGACAAAGCGAGAAAGGCACACGAAGCTGGGTGCAAGCCGAAGCTCCAACCCTATTGAGAACTCATTCATCCCGACACCCTTGTTATTTTTATGAGCGGGCAGGCGCTGTACCTGACACCGTGCAGTGGCAGTCAATCAATTTATGGATCCATTGAAAAGTGGGTTAATTTATTTGTCTGCGTTATTTTTTCTTCTTTATGGGATTAATCGTTAAAAAACAGATAGTTAGATATATAAATAAAACGTTCGATTATCGGACGATTCACCGTCTTCTTTTTAAAGGATCCAATGTTCAAGGGGAGATAAATTTGCTTGAGACGCACGAGACGTACTCGCAAGGCAGAAAACAAGGCGGCTGCTGTGAGCCGCGAGAAAGGATTGCCAACAGTCAATCAACAAGGTGGTTCAGGTGACCAAGGACTGATTGCGTTTGCTGCCTGCCAGGCCTGCGTGCGTGCAATTGCTCCCATTATCAAATGACCGTTTTTGTTTGCGGTGTCAGCCCGTCAAGAATTCCGCGAAGCCGCTCGGCTTCACGCTGGTGTCCTCTCGCCGATATGTCCAGGTCGTAAAGCTGCTTGCGTAGTTTCGCCGACTCTCCCGATCGCTCTCGCAAATTTGCCATCGCTTCATCGCGCTGACTGATCGCCTCGGTATGCATCTCGACAAGCTTGAAGATCTTTTCTCGGGCCTGGCGCAGTTGCAGGGTCAGTTCCTGGACTTCGTTCTCATAGACGCGCAATGAGTGCCGGCAGGTTTCAAGCGGCGTCGGGCTGCCGAGCCAGTCGTCGGTGTCTTCGATTTCGTAGCGGTTCATCATTTGTGTCTTACGGATACTGTTTGGATGTACAGTACCCGAAAGGCGCTTTCGGGGCGAGAGACATTCGACAAACTGGCCAGGTACGCCGTGGTCTGCGATCACTCGACGGCACTGTTCATGAGTTTGAAGAGGCGAGGCCGACCAGGGTGGAAAACCGTTACCCTTTTCGGATCGACCCCCAAATGAAAAAAGGACGAGAGTTTTCGGTAAAAAAACCGAACCATCTCGTCCTTTCCACTTACCGATAGGCTTAGGTAGTCAACAGTATTGCGCTGCTATCGGTCTCCAGAATAGCGATGTGGCTATCGCCGGGTGTCAGAATGACTTTTCGGCAGTCCTCTTCTTTTTTATCAAAGATTTTATATCCCTCAGCGGCCTGTTCCAGTGACATGCGATGGCTGATGATGACTTCCGGTGAGAGACGACCAGTCTCGATGTGGTCGAGGAGCTCAGGCAGGAATCGATGCACATGGGTCTGACCCATTTTGAAGGTCAGCCCCTTGTCGAATGCGTCACCGAAAAGGAAGCCATGAATGAACCCAGAATAGACGCCTGGTACGCTCACAATGCCCCCGCGTCTGACTGCAGCGATACACTGACGTAAAGCTTTGCCGCTGCTGCCCTCCAGCTTGAGTGTCGCGAGAACTGTTTCCGTCGTACTACCTTTTGCTTCAAAACCGACCGCATCCACGACGCCATCAACACCTCGCATTCCTTTGGTTTGCCGAATAATCGTATCTGCGGGATCGTCGTCTTCATCGAAGTTGATCGGAATTACACCATATGTTTTCTGCGCGTAAGCCAAGCGGTAAGGATGGTGATCGACCATGAAAATTTGGTCGGCACCGAGCATCCTTGCACAAGCCGCACTCAACAACCCGACGGGGCCTGCACCATAGATGGCGATGCTTGAGCCATTACCAATCTCCGCGTTCGTTACAGCCTGAAAAGCCGTTGGAAGAATGTCTGACAGGAAAAGAACCTTTTCATCCGACAGCGTACCCGGCACTTTAAACGGCCCGGTGTTGGCTTTCGGTACGCGCACGTATTCGGCTTGCCCGCCAGGAACGCCGCCGTACATATGGCTGAAGCCGAACAGCGCGGCTCCTGGTGGAATCGCCTTTTTATTTATGATCGCTCCACGCCCTGTGTTTGTTGTTTCGCAGGCAGCGAACAGATCCATCGCGCAAAAGAAACAACTGCCGCAGGCGATTACAAAGGGGATCACCACACGGTCGCCCGGTTGCACTGCGGTCACCGCTGAGCCTGCCTCTTCAACAATCCCCATGAACTCATGGCCGAAGATATCGCCATGCTCGACAGTTGGAATCTTTCCCCGATAGAGATGGAGGTCAGATCCGCATATCGCCGTTGCGGTAACACGAAGAATGATGTCATCACTTTCCTCGATAATCGGATCGGGAACCGTGTCGACTTTGACGCTGTGCGCGCCGTGATAGGTGAGTGCTCTCATGACGTCTTACCTACTTCAGCTGGATGGTAAGTTGGAGAGGAAGATCGAAGAAAGTAAGTTCATAGTGATATAGGCGCAAATGACTAGCGGTCGCTTATGTTGGCATGCTTGTTATTTTTTAAACCTAAAGGACCGCGCACGGGGAGGGGGTCCTTTGCCCGAGACTTGCAATTGGATCGTTCGGAGCCGAGCCAGGTCTGAATCCATAATTGAGACCATGCTCTGAAGGATTGGAGTGGCCCCTCTAATGCCGCCATCTCAGTGACATGAACCGAGGGGACATCAATGACAACGCGCCAACTGACCATCGAAAACCTGCAGTTGAACGTTTCAATATGCGGGCAAGGTAGGCCTTTGCTCTTGCTTAACGGGTTGGGTGGCTTGATCCGTACCTTCGATCCGCTGCGAGAGGAACTTGGGGACTACATGACCATTACGTTGGACGTGCCAGGGGTCGGTGAATCGCAAATGCCTCGCTGGCCGATGCGTCTACCGCGCCATGCCGACGTGATCGCCGAAATGCTGAAGCAGTTGGGAATCGACCATATCGACGTGTTCGGCGTGAGTTGGGGTGGTGCCCTGGCGCAAGAGGTCGCCCTGCGTCACCCTAATATGGTGCGCCGCCTGATCCTCGCGGCTACTTCGGCCGGGCCGGTAGTTCTAGTGAAGCCCGCCGACATCTTAGAATTTTTTGGTAAAAGCAAAAGTACCAAGCCGTACAGGCAAGCAGGAACCCGCAATTCAATTCCAGCGCTGCTGCGCTTTGGTGCAGTGAAAGGCATGCTTTCTCTTAATCCGCGGACCTACTACTACCAGCTTGCTGCCTTGGTCGGCTGGACTAGCCTGCTGCGGCTGTTCCGTCTTAGCCAACGCACGCTGATCCTCGCCGGCGACCGCGACACCCTAATTCATGTGTACAACGCGCATATTCTGCGCCGCTCCATCCGCCGGGCCGAACTGCAGATCATGAAGGGGGAGGGGCATTTTTTTGTGTTCACCAGCGCGAAGCGAACTGCCCAACTGCTACGCGAATTCCTTTCTCAGCCAGATGATGGGTTGCGGAAATGATAAAAAAGATGCGGAAACGATCCAGAAAGGGAGAACCACAAATCTCAAGCCTTAGAAACGACAAAGCCCTGAATAATCAGGGCTTTGTCGTTACAAATATGGCGGAGGCGATGGGATTCGAACTCATGGACCTGTTACAGTCGACGGTTTTCAAGACCGCTATATCGACGTAAACGGGCTGCTGATTCTAGCGATTTTCCGTTCCATTACTTTCATTTTTCAGCACCTCTACAGACCTCATTCTACAAGGGGCCTGCTTCGAGTTATGGAACGGATTTTCGGGCTATTTTGATGGTTTGGCGATGGCACCGATCCGACGGTAAACCCGCTCGGTGATGTCGCCTTTGGTGTGGCCCAGCAGCAAACTCGCCTCGCCGACGTCGATGATTTCCGACGCTGCTTTTGGCCGGATGTCCCGGAACTGAAATCCACCGATCTTCGCCGCCAGCAGTTCATCGCCGATTTCGATTGCCGCCAGCTTCGCTTTCTCTCGCGCTATGTCCCAGCGCTTTCGCAGCATCGTCGCTGTCATCCGTTTCCCGTGCCTGCTCACGATCAGGTAGTTCGAGACATGCCGGGCGTTGCGCTCGGTTATTTCGGCGATCAGCCGGCCCAGGCTATTCGCCTTGCCGTCGGTGGTCATTTGAATACGCAGCTTTTTGTGCGTCTTGTTCTGCTGCACCCCCAAATATCCCCCCTCTGCATCGTCCTTCCGCATGACCAGGACATCTGCCGGCCGCTGGCCTGTCAGATAGGCCAGGTCCATCGCATCTTTCAGCTCTTGAGCTGCCTTCTTGTACACCGCATCCCAAACCACATCGTTTGCGTAATAATCCCGCGGCGTTTCCTTGTTTTTGCGGACACCCTGGCAGGGGTTTTCTTTTGTTGTCAGCCCCCATTCCCGGGCGATATTGAAAACGTGGGAGAGTGTGGCGATCTCCCGATTCGCCCGTACCTTGGCCGTCCGTGCGTCCCGGTACCCGGCAATCGTTGCCGGGGTTATCGAATCGATCGGGGCACTGTCGAACATTGGCCGGAGTTGCTTGATCTCCGCCATGTTGTCTTTTTGAGTCCGCGGCGCCTTCTTCGAGACGATGTCACGGATGTATCGGTCGAAGATGCCCTTCATGGTGCGCAAGTCGAGCGGCTTTTCCTTGGCCTCGAGTTCCGCCCATTTGATCCTGGCTTTATCCAGGTCCTTGCCGAGTGGAATGTCCTTGCCCAACAGGTCGCGGTAGTAGTAGGCCGTCCAGGTACTCCCGTTTTTGCGCTTGCGTGAACGTTGATACATCCGTGGGGGAAGGTGGTGGTGCTCGGTCTTGCGGGGGCGCATATCAGTTCACTCGAGAGAAATCAGGCGTCCATGCCGGCGCCGCCGGCGGAGGGTTGGGGTCGGTGATGGTGGGCGAGATCATGCCGAGTTTCATGCGGGCGTACATCCGGCCAACGAGCGGGCGCTTGCCGCGGCTTTCGACGAACACCCAGTGGCGATCCACCAACCAGCGCCGCTGGTAAGGCTGATGCCTGGTCACTGTTGCGCGATATCTCGGCAATTTACCGGGGCATGACGTACTGGGCGCAGGGCCAACTGGTGATGCAAGCGGACATGCCGCGTGCGCAGGATTTCGACTACGTATTTACCCGGTCGAACGTCATCGACGGCAAGTTCTCCTACGGCAGCGCCTCGGCGAAAACTCGCTACACCCGGGCGCTGGTCAGCTACGACAACCCGGCCAACAACTACGACACCGACGTCATTCCGTTCGCCGACCTGGATCTGCAGCGCCGTTATGGCGACCGCCCGACCGAGCTCAGTGCCATTGGCTGTACGCGAGCGTCCGAGGCCCAGCGCCGCGGGAAGTGGGCGATCCTCAGCAACAATCAGGACCGCACCGTCACCTTCAAGACCGGCATGGAAGGCGTGATTCCACTGCCGGGGCACATCATTCCGGTGGCGGATTCGCTGCTGGCTGGTCGTGAAGTGGGCGGCCGGATCTCGGTGGTGGCGGGGCGGGTGATTACGCTCGATCGCGACACCCAAGCCAAGGCCGGTGATCGGCTGATCATCAACCTGCCGGGCGGCCGCGCCGAAGGTCGGACCGTGCAGAGCGTGAGCGGCCGAGCCATCACCGTAACGGTGGCCTACGGCGAACCGCCGGTAGCGCAGTTGCAATGGGCGCTCGATGCCGATGATCTGGCGATCCCGCTCTATCGCGTGTTGCGCACCAAGCGCACCACCGAAGGCGACTATGAAATCAGTGCCCTCCAGTTCGAGCCGAGTAAGTTCGCTTTCATCGACACTGGCGCACGCCTGGAAGAGCGCCCAATCAGCGTGATTCCGATCACCGTTGTTCCTGCGCCGGCGAGCGTGTCGCTGTCGTCGACTTCGTCGGTCGTGCAGGGACTGGCCGTGGCCACAATGACCATCAGCTGGCCCGCCGTAAATGGCGCAGTCGGTTATGACGTGGAATGGCGCAAGGATAGTGGTAACTGGATCAAGCTGCCGCGCACCGGCATGACCACTGTGGATGTGGTCGGTATTTACGCTGGCGCCTACGTGGCACGCGTGCGTGCAGTGAGTGCATTCGACATCTCGTCGATCTGGCGTAACTCGATCCTGACCAATCTCAGCGGTAAGCAGGGTCTGCCGCCGGCGGTGTCATACCTCACGGCCACGCCGCTACTGTTCGGCATCTACCTGAAGTGGGGATTCCCGGCTGGCGCTGAGGACACCCAGCGCACTGAGATCTGGTACGGGCCAACCACAGACCTTGAGGCGGCGAGCAAGCTGACGGACTTGGCTTACCCGCAGAGCGACTTCTCAATGCTTGGTCTTCGAGCAGGCGTGACCTTCTACTTCTGGGCGCGCCTGGTGGACCGGATTGGCAACATCGGTCCGTGGTATCCGATCGGGATAGGTGTCCAGGGTCAATCGAGTGCAGACGCTGCGGCGATTCTGGAAATGATCGCAGGCGAGATTGGCCGCACGGAGCTGGGGCAGGACATCCTCGACGAGATCGACAAAATCCCAGGGCTTCAGGCACAGATCGACGCGCTCGACGGCCTCAAGGCGTATGACCCGGACGCGACCTACGAAGAGTACGACCTGGTGGTGGTCGGCAAGCGGATCTATCAGGCGACAGGTGATGTTCCGCTCAACACGCCGCCACCGAACCCGGCTTACTGGCTCGATGTTGGCCAGACTGTAGAGACGGCCAATGGCCTGGCGCAGCAGGTGGCGACCAACACGGCGGATATCACCGAGATCGACGGCGTGGTTACAGCCCAGGCGACTGCGTTTGAGGCGTTGCGTGCATCCTTTCGTGATGACGACGGGGAGGGCGACCTCGCCGATGCAATGAAGGGTTGGAGCAGCACGGCGGCGATCGCGAACGAAGAGAAAGTACGGGCCTCGGAAAACCTCGCCAGCGCACAGAAGATCACAACGCTGACTGCCGCTGTGGGCGAGAACGAGGCAAGCGTCACCGATCTTCGGCAGGTTGTGGCCACCGATAGGGAAGCCACCGCCACGGCGATCACGCAGTTGACCGCTACGGTGGGCGAAAACACTTCAGCCATTCAGGAAACCTCTGAAGCCTTCGCTGACCTGGACGGCAACCTGAGCACGATGTGGTCGGTGAAGATGTCGGTCACTGCCAATGGACAGTACGTCACGGCCGGCGTTGGGCTTGGCATTGAGAACGTCGGTGGCGTGTTCCAAAGCCAGTTTTTGGTGGCTGCGGACCGGTTCGCCATCGTCAACACCATCGCTGGCGGTGCCATTGCGGTTCCGTTCGCGGTACAGGGTGGCCAAGTTTTCATCAACTCGGCCTTCATTGCTGACGGCACCATCACCAACGCAAAGATCGGCAGCTACATCAGCTCGACCAATTACATCGCCGGCACTCAGGGATGGATTCTCAACAAGGATGGAACGCTGGAAATCAACGGCATCGTCCCCGGTCAGGGGCGACTGGTGATCAACTCACTGAACGTCTCGGTCTATGACGTCAATGGCGTGCTGCGCGTCCGTCTTGGTTATCTGGGGTGACAAATGGCATATGGAATGCGGGTTTTGGGCGCCGACGGTGCGCTTCAGCTCGACGAGAACTCGTTCACCATGCGAGTTGTGTTATCGACACTCGTAACTTTTCCGACTGCTGGGAAGGCGAACCAAGACTTTGCGACACCCGGCAGCGACGGTTCGAACTCGGTCGCGATCGTGATTCCCGTTGGGCCCTACGATGAGGGTTCCGCTCGGCAATTTGAAACTGAAATGCTGGCGGGAGTTGCGCGTGTTTACAACCACACACGCACGTTTGCGGCCAGTCTTTCCACCAGCGGGACCATGCGACTGATGGTCATAAGGTTTGCCTGATGAGTTTTGGACTTACTTTCATCAACAACAGCAACCAGGTTGTGATCGATTCAGAGTTTGCGCGGCTCAATGTCATTTGCAGTGGACGTTATGCGCCGACTCAGGAGTCAGGACTGGGATCGACAACCTATTTCCCTCGCGTCATCACCAGTCAGGAGCCGCCATTGGTTTTCTGTCGGCCTGACACTGGCGGGATCGGCGGGCTTACCGCCATGCAGGTGATTGGTTCGGCAGGGAACTGGGTGGGGTTCTATGTCAGAGCTTATGACGTGAATACCAACCAACCCAATGGCCGCTACTTCGCTGCGACGTTCGGCGCTCAGGCGGTCTCGACTTATGGCATGCGGCTATGGGATGGATCGGGCAAATTATTGTTCGACTCCGGTACAACCAATGCTCTATTCACAAGGGCATTCCAGAACTGGGCCTATGTTCGCTCCGAGACCACAGCTACCGGCAGTACCCGAAGCTTTTACACCGTCAGCTTCAACTTCCCAGAGAACGAATATCTGCTGATCAACACATTCGGCATGAATATGTTGACCGGGTCCCCTGGCGGTCGACTGGTTAAAACCCTTTGGGACTTCAGCGCTGGGACGCTCTATGCCGTGACAGATGGGTTCTCCAATCCGTTTGCCTTTTTTATGCCGGCCGTGTTCGCAAAGCTCGCCGTCTAAACCAATTCAATAAAGGAAGTAGTCCATGCCCTGGTACAAATCAGGAACGGTCTCTGTCGCCTTGAATTCGAATGCCGTGATCGGCATTGATACCGCATTTATTGCCAACGGCCGTGTCGGCGATGCGTTTCGCGGCCCCGATGGTGGATGGTATGAAATCACTAATATTGCCAGCGATACGGCAATGTCGATCTCGCCGAACTACCAAGGTGTGACGAATTCAGCCGGGGTCTACGCGCTGGCGCCAATGCAAGGCTACGTGAAGGATTCAGCCGATGCGCTCCGTGCGCTGGTGAATCAGTTCGGTGGTGTGCTGTCGGTGCTTGGAGATACCCCAACGACTGCTGGCGTGCTAGCCGCGCTGAACCTTTCGAACACGGATGGTCTGTCAGAAGGCACAACGAACAAGTATCTAACTAATGCTCGGGTGATTGCCTCAACGCTCACCGGGCTGGATCTGTCCAATGCCACTGCTGTTGTTGCGGCGGACAGCATTCTGGTGGCGCTCGGTAAGCTTCAGGCGCAGGGTACGGCGGCTAGTTCAGGCATCAACAGTAAGGCCGCGAAGGGCGCGAACAGTGATATCACGTCGATCACTGGATTAACGACAGCGCTCAGCGTAACGCAGGGCGGGACGGGCGTTGGTACAACGGCTGCGCTGCTGGCGGCACTACAAGCGGCAGGCGCTTACGGAAAGAGCAACGCAGTTGGCGCGGTGTCGCAGGCAGGTGGCGCTCCTACTGGAGCGATTATTGAAACTGGCACTAACGCAGCCGGGACATACACCAAGTACGCTGACGGGACAATGATTTGTCGCGGAAACCCTGGCGGGATTGATCAGACCGTCGCGAATACCCCGTATTCGACAACCTTCGGGCTTCCTGCCGGGTTTGTTGGTGCGTATTCAATTTTCGCTAACGTTACTGGCGTCAACGTCGGAAACGTTTTTTCTGGATACAGCCGGGCAGCCTCAGCCACCGCAACGACCTACAACATTATTCAATGTTGGAGCCTCGTGCAGACCTATACCTATTCGATTATTGCTATCGGCAGGTGGTACTAATGCTTATTAAATTGATGCCGGCTCGCCTGGATGAAACGCTAGAAGTTATCAAAACCGGTGAGGTTCTAACCGTTAACGGTGAGGACTTTGATTTGTCACTGATCGGCGAGGGCGACACCTTGCCAGCTTCGGCAATTTCTTCAAACTGGTTTTTCGACAAGGTGGATCGGGTAGGCGGGGAGCTTGTGCTTACCCTTAATCTCCCGCTCCCGTGGAATTACAGCCAGGAGCAAGCCTTTCCTGTGCCGTTGGAAAACGTCCCTGACGGCCTGGTGGCTTTTCCGCAACCGCTGCCAGTGGATCATGTAGCTGAACTGGAACAAGTGGAGATCGCAGAATGAGCGGCAACATCGACTGGTCTCATTTGATCACCAAGGCCATGAAAGACGCGGAA